TGTGAGAGATGTCATTATATTGCTAAACAAAAAGGAGATATTAAAAAACATTATCAAAGAAAATATTCATGTAAAGAAATTTATTCAGATATAAGTGTAGAAGAACTTTTAGAAGAATTAAATAAACCTAAAGAAGGATTTGCTTGTAATAAATGTAATAAAATATTTAAAACAAGTCAAGGGAAATATCAACATCAAAAACGATGTAAGCAAGAATTAGTTGTTTATGAAGAAAAGAATAATGATGAAGAGATAGAAGAATTAGTAAATAAATTAGTAGAAGAAAAATTAAAAAATATTAGTAGTATTACAAACATTGGAAAACAAGAAATAAATAATCAAGAAATAAAAAACCAAAAGAATATAACAAATAATAATACTAATCTTTTTATTAGTTTTAATGATAAAGAAAATATACACAAAGTTCTAAAGCAATGTCATGAAACAATATTATTACTTGAACAAAATAGAAGCAAAGATAAATGTTTTAGTATTTATTTAACAGCAGCACATTTTAATCCAGAGCATCCAGAAGCACATAATATCCGTTTAACAAATTTAAAACCAGATTATAAACTAATAGATATTAGAGATGATAAAGGTGAATGGAAGAAAGAACCACAAAAAGAAATATTTAATAATTTGATAAATAGTTCTAAAAGCTTTATTACAGATATTATAAAAGAAAATAATCCAGAGTTTGATAATACGGATAATATTGATGAATATAATGGAGAAGATACAAAAGAAAAATATGTTTTGTATTGTAATAAAAAAAATTATAAAGACAAATTAGAAACTATAGCAAAAAGTGAGATTTATAATAAAACAAAAGAATCTAAATAAAAGAATCTAAATAAAAAATTTAATAAAATATTTTAATAAAATATTTTAATAAAATATTTTTATATAAAATGGGATTAGTAAAAAATATAATAAAAGATACGATAAATGAAAAGTCAAGAAATGTATTTACAATAGATGACATGGTTATATTTTTTAACAGAGAAGAGGTTAAAAATAAACTAACAACTAATATAGGATGGTTTGGAAGTGTAGCAACAAACTATAAAAAAATGAAAGATATAGAAAAGAAATTAAAAAAAAAGAATATTAAATACTATTATTATACACCAGAAAAACTAAAAGAATTAGGAGATAAATATAGATTTAATGATAATGTAACACCTAAATTTAATGAATTATATTATAGATTAAAAGATTATAATCCAAATAAAATATCTTTTTATACATATTCAAACTTCGTAAGAAAATGCGAAGATTTCAAATATGATTTTGTAGTTTATTTATTTAGTAAATTTGGTCTAAAATACATAAGTTGGTATTACTATATAGATGAGAATATAAAAAAAGAAACCAGTTTTAGAACTAATATAGGAGTTAAAGATAATAATTTAGAAACAGAATTTAAGAACTATGAAGAAAAGAAAAACATGAAAAAAATGTTAGGTTCAAAATCGTTTGGAAATACTGGAAGTATGGATTTTTTTAATACAAATAAAAGGAGAGTATTTTGGTATAGTTATTGTCCATTAGATATAGATGATGTAGTAAAAGAAATATTAAAAAGTTCTGATAAATATTTTTATGATTATTATTATTTTAATGAAGATTTAAAAGAGTGTTTGGAAGATGATAGATTAGATGAATTACTACAAGTAGAATATACATTTGAAATGGAAGATTACTACTATTTAGCATTAGAGAAGATGATAAAAGTATCAAATAAATTTGGAGATTTAGGATTTAAATTGAATAAAACAATAACACGAAGTAGTAAGTATAATAAAAAATATAATATAGAATTTTATACAACCGAAAAATTAGAGAAAACCACATTAGAAAATATAATATGGAATAAAAAATTACAGACACCAAATATAAATATGAATGAAGTTCATAGAATATATAAAGAGGAATATGGTAAAGACCTAAAAAAATTATTAGAAGAAAATAAAAAAATAGAAGAGCAAATTGATTTAACACAAAAAACTTTAAGAAAATCTTCTGGTGGTTTTGAATAAAAATAAGCTTCTATAATTTTTAATTAAATTTTTTTATAATTTTTTTAAATAAATTACATTTATAATTTTTTTAATTATTTATTTATTAATAAATTAGCTAATTCATCTGCTCTCGTATTAAATTGTCTATAAATATGTTTAAAATAAATTTTATCAAATTTTTTAGATAAATTTTTTGCTTCTGTGTATAAATCTATTAAGTTTTTTGATTTAACTTTAAATTTTCCATTTAATTGATTAATAACCAATTGACTATCACCTTCAACATATAAGATTTTAATATTTCTATTAATAGCTTCTTTAAGTCCTAAAATAAGAGCAGAATATTCAGCATAATTACATGTAAAACGATTTCCTATATATTTAGAACCATCCCAGAGTTCATTATTGTTTAGATAGATAACGGCACCAGCACCAGCTTTACCAGGATTACCTTTACTAGCACCATCAAATCTTAATACGTATATATTTCTATCTTCATCAATTTCCATTGCTTCGGTATCAGTATCAGTTTTAGGTTTAGTTTTATTTTTAAATTTATTAGTATTAAACTCTACTTTAATTTCATTTACCTTTTGTGTAGCAGATGGAATTTTACTAAAAAAATCAAGAATTTTAGTTTGTCTATATTGATTTGGATTATGTTTATATCTCATGAATATTTAATATAAATTATATTTAATATAAATAATAACTTTTTTTTAATTATGTTTTTTTCTAATTATTTTTAATTTTAACTTTTTAATTTTAATATAAAAAATCAATTTTTAATTAACAGCAATAATATCAAAATCAATAGTATATTTTTTATTATTATTTTTTATAATCATTTTATAATCTCTTAAAACTAAATTATCATCAATAATATATTCAATATTAGATTTAGTATAATTGTAATTAATATCTTCAGTTTCAATATTAAAATCTATAGCAGCATTAAGTAATATTTCTTTAATAGTATTAATATTATCTAATGATAGAGAATTAATACTAACAATACCATCTAGATTACCAAATTTAATAGACATAATTTTAGTAGTAAGTTCAACGCAGAAAAAGAATAAATCATTTGTATTTTTAAAATCAGTGCTTTCAACAACAATTTGCTGTCCTTTATTTTGAATAATAAAATTAGCTAATGTTGTTAAATTATCTATTTCAACTTCTTTAACTTTCATAATTTTATATAAAATTTATTAAAAAATTTTTATATAAATTTTTAATAAAAAAATTTTAATAAATTTTAATAAAAAATTGTTTTTGTTTTTGTTTTTGTTTTTGTTTTTGTTTTTGTTTTTGTTTTTGTTTTTGTTTTTGTTTTTGTTTTTGTTAGATAGATTCTATGTATTCATGAATAAAATCAAGAGTTTCTTCAATTTTCTTAATATCTGCTTTCTTTTCACGGATAACAGCATGGATGTTGGCATTCTTTGAAAGTTTAAACAGAGAGAGGAGATAGAACACATATAGGAATGTACCAATCATAAGAGTAGATGAGATAAACACCATAAGTGTGGTCATCATAAACATAATAGCTAGATAAACAAAACTAATGGAGATAATGATGTTCATAAGGAAGTTAAAGTCTTTAATGTAGTCATTAACATCCATAATGTGATTTCTAGCAATTGTTTCTTGCTTTTCAGCAATGATTTTGCTATCTTCAGCAATGGCATGAAAGTTTTTGAGAATTCCTTTGAGATGAGCATTGGACTTTTCAGTTCTACCAAGTTCTTCTTCTCTTTCATCAACATCTTTAGAAAGAGAGATGTTCTCTATAGTGATGAGTTTGATGTCTTGTTGTAGACTATGATTTTGAGAGATGATATAAGAGGTTGTGCTCTTATCATCAGTTTCGTTATTGTCAGTTCCGTTGCTTTTCAAAGAGATGTTGATACAATCAGCACTTCCATTCTGATTAGTTCTGTTTCTCTTTGAAGACATTGCTGATTATTGAAAGTTATGATGGGTATCAATTGATAGATGAAGTTTATTGTAGTTATGTCAACTTTCACATTTTAGTTTGGATTATAAAACATAAGAATTAATTTTAATAAAAAAATTTAATAAAAAAATTTAATTAAAAAATTTAATTAAATAAAATGAATTTAACATTTTTAATATTTTTAGTAGCATTTTTTAGTGCGAATATAATTTTAATACAAAAGAATTTTATATTAAAAAATGTTAATGAGAATGATTATTTTTGTATTAAAAATGGATTAATCTTTTTATTTGTATTAGTATTTATGACTTTTATAAAAAAGGATACGATAAGTAATATACAGAAAATAGATAGAAAACTATGGATGTATATTATAGGTGAAGTATCATTATCAATAGTAAATATACTATTATGGTATTATTTATTACAGCAAACGGAAGCACATAAGTTAACAGGTTCAATAAATCCACTATCACTGGTAATAATAACTATATTATCTATATTTGTATATAAAAAGATTATAAGTAAAAAAGAGTTAGTAGGGATACTATTAGTAATATTAGGTGTTTTATTATTAAATAGTAAATAAAAAATAAATAGGTAAATAAAAAATAAGATAAAATAAAGGATGTTAAAGATAGGAAAGAAACAGATAATATATCCACAATATGCGATGTGGATAGTAGTATATTCTATATTATTCGTATCATTTGGTGTAAGTGCTGGTGAATTAATAAATAAACTGATGCCAATATATGATGTTAATAAATCAAAATTGGTATTATATTTGGAAGTAATAATACAGATAAGTTTAATTGCTGTAAGCACTTACATATTTAGAGAATATATAAATGTAATATTAAAGAATAGTTTTAACATCTATAAAAATCCAGATAAATTTGCGGTTTTAATAGTAGCACCAACAATGTTTAGTCAACAAAAAGAATTAATCAAGAAAATAAATCGCATATGGGATTTCTAGAACATTTTATAATACATTCTAAAACCGCGAATATATATAAAGTATTCAAATTATTTTTAAGTATTTTCACAAACCATTTTAAAATGTGAAAAGGTCGTTGAAAAGGTTGTAGTAGTTTAGTTCTTAACTAAAACCATATTAAAACTATTATTCTATATAATTATAGAATAATGAAATTCGAATGTCTTCCTAATGATATTCATTATCATATTATGAATCAATTAGAAAGTAATAATGATTTATTAAACTTAGGAAAGACATGTAAGACATTACAAAAAGAAATTAATAATAATATTAAAAAAGTAAAAGCAGAATTGTTTAGAGTTAAAATAACTTTGAAAATTGATGCGGATTTAAATAAGCATTGTAGATTATGTAAAAAATTTAGTAATCTAAAATATTATTTTAATGAAAATTTTTTTAGATTAAATTTTGATAGAAAAACAAATCATACTATATTTGATACAACAACATTAATATATTTTAATATATTCTTAGATGATTTGAATAAATTTAACTATACATTTTTAAAGTTTTTAAAAGATTATGATTTATGTAAAACTTTTAAGATACATAATCTTGAATATGAATTATTGATTTATATAAATGAAGAATGTTTTAAATTTATAAAAAGAGATAATCTAGATATTGATAGAGAAGATATATTATTTGATAATAAAAGTTTAACAAATATTAATCAAACATATAATCAAATCAATAAAACTAATATAATAAATAAAACTAATGAATTTGAAAGATTAGAAACATTAGAAAGCTATAGTCCAAATATAGTATTAAATAATTTAGACACAAAAAATTTTATAGATATATTAATAGATATTAATAAAGATAATTATGAGATTAAAAAAAAAATAAATATAGATAATAAAAATATATATTCAACATCATATAAAAAAATTATGTCTTATGAAGATTTATTAAATACTAATCATTTATTAGTTATAAAAAAAATAGTAATAATAAGATGTTTAAATAGTTTGATTACACAAAATACATTTAGCAAAAATAATACAAATAAAGAAATTCATCATGAGTTAGAAAATTATACACCAAATACAACAAAAGTAGATAGTTTAATAAGAGAATTAGATACATTAAAAAAATATATATGTTTTTTAAAAAATATAAAAAAATATTTAATGTTTGATGAAATTTGTTATAATAATTATCCAATTTTAGAAGATTAAAAAAGTTGAAAAAGAAAGTAAAAATTTTTATATAAAAATTTTTTATTAAATTTAAATCAATTTAAAAAATAAATTTTTTATTAAATTAATAAGATAATAAGAAATGATTGTAAAATTACAAACAATGTCATTAGATTTAGATAATCCATATTTGTATTATAGGGAACCATCAAAAATATGGAATATTCAAAAAGAAAAATTATTATCATATGATTTTTTTAAAAATCTATTGTATTTTCAGAATAGAGATATTTATATATTGAATGAAATATCTGATGAAGAAATGGAATTATTTATAGAATATATAGATAATATAAATAATTTTAATATAAAAAACTATACAACAACTGATGTGATGTTATTAATAAAATTAGCAGATTTTTTAATGGTACCACATCTATTAAACTTATCAACAAATGAATTCTTTAAGAGATTATAATAGAGGTTATAATTTTATAAGTGTTATAAAACTTATGATGGTTTTGTTGGCCATGTAACACCAGTTAATTGCCCATTTTCATCAAAACTTGGTGTTGAATTATCTGGTAAATCACGAAGTGCTTCACGATAGGTATACCATTCTTGTCTAACAGCATCGCTAGCATGTGGCCAATCTGGTAATACATATATATCACATTGATATAATTTAATATTTCTTTCTTCTCTTAATTTTTTCATAGGGGCTTCAGCAATAATCTCTTGCCATGCAGCTTCGCATTCAGCTAATGTAGGTTGTGTTTCAGTATTATTTGGATACCAATATACCCTATTATAATCATTTCCAGCAACTGAAAATCCACTATTAGGTCTCAATCTTGATATTGATTGCTGTATATCAATATTACTCATTTTATATATTTATTTATAATATTATAAATAATTTTATATCATTTTATATCAATTTATATGAATTTAGTTAATAAGGTATCAAACTTATAATAGTAGCAACATTACTTCTATCAGGTCCAGTATCTACATTACTAGTATCTCTTGGACTATTTATATTTAATATGTTATTATATGCGTGTAGTGGTTTAAAAGCCATATGATAAGATACGCCAACAACATCATCTACACCTTCTGTAATATTTGTATCTAAAAATTGACCATTTAAATTTTTTAATACATCATCTTCTGCTCTTAATTGTCCAGAACCATAAGTTATAGATCCAGAATATGTAGCACGTGACCAACTATATCCAATACTTCCATCAAAAAAAGCATCTGTAGTATTACTATTACCATCACTTGCTGTTCCTACTATTATATTACCACTACCATCATCACCCCCCACACCTGTAAAAACACTACCTGAACTATTATATAATCTTTTAATAAGAAGAATTGCTACAAACATATTTTCTGTACTATATGAAATACCAGTTTTAAAAAGCACTAGTATATTTGTCATATCTTTAATATTATCAATTTTAACTTTTGTATCTATATGTGTATCACCATCAAGATGTTCAATATCAATATCTCCTAGAACAGTATTAGAGTTAACTTCAACAAATGTAAAACTTTCTAATTCACTATTAAGTTTAGTTACTGGCGTAAATCTTGGTGCTTTTTTAAGATATCCATTAGTTTCTATATTGCTATTAACAACAATTAAATCATTATCATCTTCACCAATTATAATATCATCTACAATTTTTTTAGAATTATCAGTATTCATTAAAGCACCAGCAGCAGTTACATTAGCAGTATCAGTAACATTAGCATCTTCTTCTATACTATTTAGTTTAATTTTATCACCATTTACAAATCCAACATCTTTTTGAACATTTAAATGAGTTGAATCTCTAGCAACAGAAGCACTAGTAGCACCAGTACCACCTAATGATATAGGAACAACACCAGCAGTTAATATTTGATTATCCTCATCTAAAGTTAAATAATTACCAGCAACACTAGACAGCATCACATTAGT